ACTTCTACGGATACAGACGCAAGACCGTCGCTGTACTGTATGAGAGAATGCGGTTGTTGGGAGTGTGGGAGGATGAATAAATGCGTTTAATTGATGCAGACAAAATAATTGACTCTCTTGGAAATTCGGATATGGATTTTGCAATAGGTGCAGTTATTGACGAACAGCCGACAGTTTTTGATGTGGACAAAGTTATTGACCAGATTGAATACAGAAGAGCAAGTTTTGATTGTAGATCATGTGAATACAATGATGATGAAAAAACAATATGCAGTGAAGATTGTTCAGATGCACTTATTGATGATTTGATCAAAATCGTGAAGGAGGGTGGAATTGAATGAGTAGCGCAAGCGTAAGTTTCGAAACAAAAGCGTATGTATGCGCAAGGTACTTCCTCAGACCGGGAAAGTGCTTCAAATACATTGACTATCGTGGCGAGGATGCCACGGAACACGTCTATGAGGTCATGGCATTATATCCATATTGTGTATTGTTAAGAGATACCAGAAACGGAGTCAGGACTTGCCCGGGGTATAACACTTTGAGTTTGATGTTGAGAGGAAGTGAAGCGAGTGAGTAAATCAGTATTAGTGATTGATACACCAGAGAACTGCTATGATTGCCCGTTCGGAACTGCATACTGCGGCGAACTTGAATATGTGGGTTATTGTGAATTGGATGACTGTTTAGATTATGATGTAATTCTGATGACAGAAGAACATTATGATTGCGAAAGTAAATCAAGACCTGAATGGTGTCCATTGAAGCCATTGCTGGAGGAGAAAGAAGAGGAATATTAGAGAAGCAAACTTAGTCTTGCATGGATTCGAGGTTGGAACACTTGTATTAGCAAAATTAAAGGAGGAAACGCAGATGGTTGATTTAAGAAATACATGTATCTTGATTAAGACAGAAGAAGAAAATAAAATGCTTCTCAAAGAAGCTGAGAAACAGGGATTTCATTGGTATTCGAAAGGTAATTGTAAACCATTGCCAGGACAACATTTTCCAGATATTTTAAAATTTTGTAATAACAAAGATGTGGTGCACAGCGCGCGTATCGGAGTAGAGTGTGATGCTTTCTACGAAGCTTCAGAACTCCTCGGGACAAAAGAAATGACAGTAAGAGAGTTTATTGAGCGGATTGCAGATGTTTGTAGATACATCGAAGCTGGCAGTTGAGAAGCTGAAGGAGGTGAAGTAGATGGAGAGACTAACACTTGACGATATGATAAAGGCACTTAAATGCGTTGCCAGCCAGGATACTGTAGGCGATTGCTATGCAGACCACGAAAACTCCATGCATATGCATGATAAGCATAAACGCATTGTCTGTGGAACTGGCGAGGATTTAAGAGATTATATCGGCGGGAAGGAAGCGGTTGGCTGCCCGTATTATCAAAATGCTTATGGATGCTGTTTTGAAGATGGAGAATTGTATTGGTTGAAAGATGTTGCAGAACTGTTGGAAGAACTGAAATCTTACAAAGACCTAGAAGAACAGGGCTTGCTTGTGAGATTGCCGTGCAAGGTTGGAGACACGGTTTGGGTGGTAACATCGCCAATTAATGTGTTTGGTTATGATGAATATGATGGAGATGCGGAATATGAAGTATATGAATCTTTTTTATCAAGCGTATCTTATTATGCGTCTGGAGAACAATTCAGAATTTACGCAAAAGTAACGAATAGTTTTATTGTGGCATACTTTAGAGAATGTGATTTTGGTGAATCATTATTTCTCACCCGTGAAGAAGCTGAAAAGAAGTTGGAGGAACTCAAAAAATGAAATTTAAAGAATTCACAAATTGGTGTAATGAAAGAGCCTGTGATGGATGTTGGGGAATGCTGGAAGCAATGGCGTGTATTAATTTAATGAATGAGATTAGAAAAGCTCCATTTTGGAAAAGAGAAAAATTCTGGAAAGAAAATTATGAACATCAGGTATTGGAAGAGATTATTAATCCGATAGAGAAGAAGTTGGAGGAGATGATTAAATGAATCTTAGAAAAGCTACTCTAACCGACTATGGAGTGCCGCCGGATGATATACCGGCGCTTCAAAGTCATTTCAGACACCTTGACGAGAATGACAAATATAATCTTCTGCAAGTGTCAATCAAATATGCGCCAGGCATAGAAACGCAGATATACGACAGCATAGTGAACTGCATAGGATACCGGACTATGGAACGATTCCGAGATATGCCAGTATCCGAAAATGATTTCTACGGATACAAGCGCAAAACTATGGCAGAATATTATCACTTGGCAAAATTGACCGGAAGATTATAAAATTGATAAAAACTAAAAGTGGTGTAGAGGTACATAACCCCTAGTATGGTATTATAGTGTATATAACTATAGCTATGCTAGGGGATTTTTATTTATGAATTTATGAGGTGATGATATGGCAAATCTAAAATCAATACAGCGCAAACTTCAAAAGGCTATATTATCCACCGGATTAATTATAAAAATTGGAACGTCACAATTTTACAGCAAAGAACAGGAAAGATTGATTACTCTTACCATAATCTCAACGCCTACACTTCATTTGACAAAAAGAAAAGAATGGAAAGATTGCGACTATGAAATATTACGCACAGCATCTCAATATGATGCAGTGATGTGCCTGAAAGAGATATGGGAGGCGTGCCAAGAATGGAAATAGATAGAGGTGATTAGATGGGGTTAACGCCTAAGCAGAAAGCGTTTGCAGATGAATATATAAAAAATGGTGGAAATGCATCTGATGCCGCAAGGAAAGCTGGATATAAAAATTATGAAGTGGAAGGCTATAGATTGATAAGAAATGATAAGGTTTTATCTTATATAGCCGAAAAGCAGGCTAAAATCGAGAAACAAAAATGTACCGATATCATGTCTCTGGCAGAAATCCAACAGCGCCGTTCCATGATTGCAAGGGGCGAATTGACCGATTCATTCGGATTTGCCCCGGATTTCTCTGATCAGCTGAAATCCATGAATGATCTGGAGAAAACGCTTGCTATCAAAGAAACAAAAGAAGAACAGCAGAGGATAGCAGAGAGAGCCAGACTGCAAGAAGTTTATCATCTTGATCTGAGTGTTGTTCCGGATGTATTCCACAGGATGATTCGGGATATCCGGGCAAAGAAGCATTCGGAGTATATTCTTCCCGGTGGTCGTGGATCTATGAAATCATCCACAATTTCTCTGATCATTCCAGAGCTGATCAAGAATAATCCAAATATGCACGCCTTGATTCTTCGAAAAGTCGGGAACACAATAAAAGATTCTGTTTATGCTCAGATGAAATGGGCACTGGATAAGCTGAACCTGTCAGAGGAATTTACCTGTAAAGTGTCCCCTATGGAGATTACATATAAGCCTACTGGACAGAAGATTTACTTTCGTGGTGCTGACGATCCATTAAAGATTAAGTCTATCAAACCAGAGTTTGGATATATTGGCATTGTCTGGTTCGAGGAGCTTGACCAGTTTGCCGGTCCTGAGGAAATACGAAATATTCAGCAGTCTGCGATTCGTGGTGGTAACGAAGCGTACAAGTTTAAATCATTCAACCCACCGAGAAGCAAGAATAACTGGGCAAATGAATATACGGCAGAAGCAGAAGAAAAAGATGATAGCGCGCTGGTTGTGCATAGCACATATCTTGATCTTGACATTGAACAGGAATGGCTAGGTGACATCTTCCTGGAGGATGCTGAACATCTGAAAGAGACCAATCCAGATGCTTACAAGAATGAGTATCTAGGAGAAGCTAACGGTAATGGCGGAAATGTATTTGAATATCTGGAAATTAGAGAAATTACAGCCGAAGAAATCAGTCATTTTGACAGAATCTATCAGGGGTGTGACTGGGGATTCTATCCGGATCCATTTGCTTTTGTGCGATTCTATTACAATCACAACAATGATACATTGTATTTCATAGACGAAATATATAAAAACAAATTAACAAACAGAAAGTCAGCAGATATCATTCTTGAGCGAGGATATACAGACTTTGAAATCACTTGCGATTCTGCAGAGCCTAAATCAATCAACGACTTTAGAGATTTTGGCATTCCGGCAAGAGGAGCAATTAAAGGGCCGGGCAGCGTAGAATATTCTATGAAGTGGCTTCAGGGCAGAAAAATCGTTATTGATCCGAAGCGAACGCCGGGAGTGCATAAGGAATTTACAAAATACGAATACGAACGAGACAAAGACGGAAACATTATCAGTGGTTATCCTGATAAGGATAATCATTTAATAGATGCCACACGCTATGGCTCAGAGAAGCTGTGGAGAAGGCGAGGTAGCAGCGCATAATGGGACTTATAACAACACTAAAAAGGTGGTTTAACATGATATTCAAAAAGCAAGCCGAAGAGGACTTTAATATTCAGGCGGCAGAATTTCCAGAGATGGAATCGCTGATTAACCGGTGCGCGAACATTTACAGGGGAGTACCGGAATGGTTAGATGACAAGAATAATATCAAGACGATTAATTTTGCGAAATCTGTCTGCTCAGAGACAGCTCGGCTCGCAACATTGGCGATTGGCATTCAGATAGGCGGTTCCGTAAGGGCTACGTGGCTACAGGAGCAGATAGATAAAGTATATTTCCAGATCCGACACTGGGTGGAATATGGATGCGCTTACGGAACGGTGTTCATTAAGCCGAACGGTGAGAGCCTTGACGTATTTACTCCGGCAGATGTGATGATTGTGGATTATGATAATCAGGAAATCAAAGGGATTATATTTAAGGATTCTTATACTGTTGGACGGAAATATTATACACGGCTTGAATATCATCGTTTTATTGAGACAACAGTGGACGGAGTGACAACCTATCCGTACTACGTTTCTAACAGAGCCTACGTGTCAAAATCTCCTCAAAGCATCGGAGACAAGATTGACCTTAAACAGACCAAATGGGCTGACCTAATGGCAGACACTCCGCCGATTCTTAAAGCAAACGGGGAGAAGTTGGACGGACCTCTGTACGGAGTTCTGCGGACTCCACAGGCGAATAACGTGGATATTAACGCACCATTGGGTTTGCCAATATTTGCCGAAGCCATTGAGGAGTTAGAAGACCTGGACATTGCATACAGCCGTAATGCAAAAGAAATTCTTGATTCTAAGAGGACTGTTCTAGCAGATGACCGGCTGCTGATGCCAAGCGGCTCGCCTGTTTCCGCTATGACACCACAGGCAATGGAACACAGATGCTCAGAAATGAGTTTACCAGATTATGTAAAGAATGTATTCGGACAAGATGAGAAAGAGTTCTATCAGGAAATCAATCCGGTTCTCAACACAGATACTCGTATAAGCGGAATAAATGCCCTCCTTGGACAGATTGGATATAAGGTCGGATTCTCTAATGGATATTTTGTATTTAATGAAAAAAGTGGAATACAAACAGCCACAGAGGTAGAAGCAGGACAACAGAGGTCTGTACAATTTATCAAGGACGTAAGAGACCAATTAGACAAAAGCATAAAACAAGTAGTATATGCGTTGAGCGTATATGCAGATTTATATGGATTGGCTCCAGTCGGTGTATATAAAGTTCAGTGCAACTTTGGCGAAATGGCATATTCTTATGAGAGAGACCGAGACAATTGGTGGAAGTATCGCTTACAGGGTGACTGTCCTCCTTGGATGTATTATGTCAAATTCGAAAATATGACAGAATCCGAAGCGAAAGCAATGGTTAAAGAAGCCCAGCCAGACGAACCAAAACTGTTTGGAGATGAGTAATTATGTTAAGCCCAGAATATTTACGCCGGATAACAGAGGGCAGTGAGCAGATTGCGGAAGAACTGCATCAATATATCATCTCTGAGATCGTGTCGAGAATGATGGCAAGAATCGGCAGGGGTGAGAACTATATTCTGACCAATGCCGATGCGTGGAGAATCAGAACGCTACAGGAATCCGGTGAACTGTTAGAGGACATTCTGGCGGAACTATCCAGATACGCCAAACGTGAACAGCGGGAACTCCTTGAAGCGTTTGAAGATGCCGGAATCACTGCTCTCGATTATGACGACAAGATATACAAGGCGGCAGGATTAAGCCCTGTACCGCTCGAACAGTCGCCAGCCATGATAAGGCTCATGGAGCGGAATATGCTTGCGACTATGGGCGAGTGGAAGAACTTCACGAGAACAACCGCAAGCGCCGCTCAGAGGCTTTATATTGAGCAATGCGACCTTGCATACAATCATGTGATGACTGGAGCAGTTGGGTATACGCAAGCCATCAAAGAGGCAGTTAATAACGTTGTGAGTGATGGCGTTACTGTCACATATCCATCTGGCAGAAAAGACACGGTCGAAACAGCAGTCGCACGTTCTGTCAGAACTGGTGTGGCTCAGGCTACGGGAGATATATCCCTAAAACGTATGGAAGAAATGGATTGGGATTTAGTTCTGGTCAGTGCTCACATGGGAGCCAGAACAGGTGACGGCGGTGAGAATCCGGGAAATCACGCATGGTGGCAAGGAAAGATATACTCTCGTTCTGGCAAGAGTAAGAAATTTCCGCCGTTCTCATTAACCGGATATGGAACGGCAAGTGGACTGTCAGGGGTCAACTGTCGGCATAGTTTTGGAGCCAGTGATGGAGAATTTAACCCCTATGCAGAACTATCGGCACAGGATAAAGCCAACAAAGGCGAACAATACGAAAAAGAACAAAAACAACGTACTTACGAACGCAGGATCCGAAGAACTAAAAGAGAAGTCATAGGAATGCAGGTGGCAGTTGATGCTTGCAAAGATGAACAGGCTAAATTTGAGCTACAGCAGGAACTTGACAGGAAGTCTTATCTTTTGCAGAAACAAAATGCTGCATATAAGGACTACTGCAAGCAGAACGACCTGAGAGAGCTGCAAGACCGACTCATGATTGCTAAATGGAACCGCCAGAATGCCGCAAAAGCCAGAAGAGCGGCAAAACGGTATAAAACAGCAAAGGGGATTGACTGATGGATAGATGGGAATATTACAATCCAAATCCTGCTGGGAACCGTGTCGGAGATTGTGCTGTCCGGGCAATATGCAAGGCAACCGGTTTTGACTGGGAAACGGTATTCGCTGGATTAATGATACAGGCGTGTGCTCTGTCAGATATGCCAAGTGCAAATTATGTCTGGGGAGCGTATCTGTATAAACGTGGGTACAGACGTAAGCTGATAGAACAGTCAGAACGATATATCTATACAGTCAATGACTTTTGCGCAGATCATCCGACAGGTACGTATATCCTCTGTATAGATGGTCATGTGGTGACAGTACAAGATGGTAAATATTATGATACATGGGATTCCGGAAATGAAGTCCCGGTATATTACTGGGAAAAGGAGTAGCTAAATGAGCATATCAGAATTTGTACAGATTTTTCTTTCTATCTGCGGAGGGGTGTCTATTGTCGGAGGGGCGGCAGCAGTAATCTTTAAATGGATTACACCGGCATTTCGACTTAATAAGCGAGTAGAGACACTGGAAGAACATGATAGACGAGATTATGAAAGTCTTCGGAGAATCGCAGAACGAGATTCATTAATTCTGGAAGTGTTATCGACCATGCTGGATAGTCAGATTAGTGGGAATAATGTAGAAGAATTAAAAAAAACAAAACAGAAGCTTACAAATTATCTTGCGCAGAATCAACGTTAGCATTAATAAGGGGTATGCTCATGAAATTATATGTGTTCACGAAAAAAGATATAGACAGGTTCTTGATAGAGTGCAATTTCACACCGGACGAAGAAAGACTGTTCCGGCTGAGATGCAAGGAATATACGCTCGAATACTGCGCTGAACAGATGAATGTGAGCATATCTACCGTAAAGAGATTAAGCAGAAGAGTAAACAGTAAGATTATAAAAGTATGCTAAAAGGAGAGGCAATTTACCCCTCCTTCTTTTTATGCAAAATCTTCTTTTACAGCTCTTTCAAGCAATAAAATTACGTATTCTGGTGGATTTCTTTTACCGCCTTCCCAGTTTTCAATTGTCCTTTTGGGAATTTTGTATTTATCGGAAAAAGCCTGCTGGCTTAACCCGGAAATTAATCTAATTTCTTTGATGCTCATATTGTTCCTTTCTTTCTTCTTTTTATTTCCAACGCTTCACAATGTCTCCGTCGTAATGATCGGGCGCGTCCTCGTCCGGATTGATGCTTTCCAGCACGTAAAACTCCGATCTGTGTTTCTTTTTAAACCTTGTCAGATTTGACCATTTTCCCTCCGCTTCCAGAATGGCTTCTTCTTTGTTCTCAAATTCATCGATGAAACAATCACCGTCTGTATAATCCATAATTATATACTTTATTTTCCTGCCTCCTAGTTAATCCCGGTAACCTTAACTCGGGTTTGTAAAATATCCTCCGTGGGCTCCAGGATTTCAAAGTCAACGATAAGCTCCTCGCCGTCCTGATATACGGCGATTGCTCCGGACTCTAACAGCTCTTCCCCGTCCCCGTCTCCGTACCAGAGCTGACCGAAATAGTATTCCTCTCCGACCTCTATTGTGTCGTTCTGTTCGTAAACGTAAGATAATGTGTTTAATTTTATCATTTTTTATTCCTCCTTGATTTTTTGTTCTTCCCTGTTTCTGATGTTATCATACCACTCGGTGGGTGATATGTCAATACTTTTTTGATACTTTTTTGAACTTCTTAGATTAATACTTTTATGCAAAAATATAATCAGAAAGGCGGTGTATAAGATGGCATTATATAACAATCCTTATCAATATAGTTTTGGCGTTCCGGGGCAGATGAACCAGTTCCAGCAACAGCCTGTCCAGATTCCAGCTCAACCAGTACAGCAACCACAGCAGAATAATAGCGGTATCCTGTGGGTATCCGGCGAAGTCGGCGCAAAATCCTATCTGGTAGCACCCGGGACAAGTGTTTTACTAATGGATTCAGAATCAGAAAAATTCTTTATAAAATCCACAGACGTTTCCGGTATGCCGCAGCCGTTACGGACGTTTGAGTATCATGAAGTAGGCACTCAGATGCCGCCTAAACAGCCTGTTCAGAACATGGACAGTAAGTACGTCACCAGACAGGAATATGACGATTTAAAGGGCAAATACGAAGCTATCATAAACCGATTAAATTCTTTTTCTGAACCTGTTAGGGCTAATACCGTGCAGGAATCAGCAAACAAGGGAGGAAATGCAGATGAGCAATCCATTATTTAACGTACTTGGCGGTGGGATGCCGCAGGGAAACGGACCAATACAGATGATACAGCAGTTTATGCAGTTTAAACAGAATTTTAAGGGAGACCCGAAAGTAGAAGTTGAGAAGATGCTACAGTCTGGACAGATTTCCCAACGGCAGCTTAACCAAGTTCAGCAGATGGCAGGGCAATTCCAGAGTCTGCTGAATAACATGAAATAGTACATTACAATCTGGCCAGATTGATGTAAATACACAAAAAGGAGATTATATTATGGATGGAAATTATAGCTTAGCAGATATTGCCGCTGCTACTGGAAACGGTAGAAATAACGACGGCATGTTTGGCGGAGATGGTAGCTGGTGGATTATTGTTTTATTCATTTTTGCTTTCTTCGGATGGGGAAACAACGGATGGGGCAATAACGGCAATGGCGGCGGATATGCAGCCACGGCAGCTACTCAGGCAGACATTCAGAGAGGATTTGACAATTCCGCTGTGATTAGCAAACTTGACGGAATCAACAATGGTCTCTGTGATGGCTTCTATGCCATGAATAATGGTATGCTTACCGGCTTTAACGGAATCAACACAAACATTATGCAGACCGGCTTTGGCATTCAGCAGGCTATTAACGCTGACACTGTAGCAAATATGCAGAATACAAACGCATTGCAGTCTCAGTTAGCTCAGTGTTGCTGCGACAACAGAGCGGGACAGGCACAGATCAGATACGATATGGCCACTAACGCTTGTGCAATCCAGAACTCAATGAACAACAACACCAGAGATATTCTGGACAATCAGAACAGCAACACCCGTGCCATTCTTGATTATCTTTGCCAGAAAGAGACAGCAGACCTTAGAGCAGAGAATCAGGCACTTAAACTGGCGGCTTCTCAGTCCGCACAGAATGCTTACATTGCGGCAAACCAGGAAGCGCAGACAGCAGAACTGATTCGTAGGATAAATCCTATGCCTGTGCCATCCTACGTAGTCCCGGCTCCATATCCATATTCTGGATGCGGATGCAATGGAAATTGTAATTGTTAATTTTTTTTGACAGAAAAATTAGAATTGTTTATGTACCTAATTTCTGATATAATATAAAAAAAGAAGGAGGTTAGGTACATGGCAATAAAAGATTTATCTGGTGAAAAATTTGGCATGCTTACAGTGTTGGAATACGCAGGAAAGAGTGAAAAAGGTTATCATTCTTGGAAATGTAAGTGTGATTGTGGGAAAATCGTAGTAAAAAGCGGAAAAGGTTTAAGAAACGGACATATAACGAGTTGCGGCTGTAGGCACAAAGCCAAAGACTTAACAGGTATGGTATTTGGAAATTTAAAGGTTGTAAAAATAGTAGGCAAAAAAAATAGAAACACATTATGGCTTTGCCGCTGCGAATGTGGAAAATATATTGAATGCTATCAATATAATCTTGAAAGAGGTACAAGTACTTCTTGTGGATGTCTTAGAAGCTATTATGCAAAAAAAACAAGGTCTTGTCATGGAGAGTCTACAGGGAAGTTTTATAAAAAGTGGAGTTCCATAAAATCAAGATGTTACAATAAAAATACTCCCAGCTATAAAAATTATGGCGGAAGAGGAATAAAAATGTGTGATGAATGGCTTGATTTTTGGAGCTTTAGAGAATGGGCGTATTTAAACGGATATTCCGAGGGACTTACACTTGAAAGAATAGACGTAAATGGGAATTATGAACCATCAAATTGTAAATGGATACCGATGGAAGAACAGGCGAACAATAAGCGTAATAATTCATTTATTGAATATGGTGGAAAAAAGCAAACATTGTCGCAGTGGTCAAAAGAACTTGGTGTTGGAAAAGAAGTTCTTAGTTATAGGTATCGAGCGGGATGGACACCGGAAGAATGCCTTTTCGGAAAAGAGTCCGTAGGGAAACATCAGCTTCCAAGAATGAGCATACCGGAATATTTAAAAAGTAAATAATAGTATCTTAATCTTTATGATTATGTCGGCTTATGCCGTATTACACAGAGGGGCAGGCCAAAAACCTGCCCTTTTGTGATATGAAAGGAGTATTTTTATGGCAGAATTTACAAATGTAGCTGCTCAGACCGTAGCAGCAAAAGGGAATGTAGTATTTTCAAACACAGCAGTTAAAGGCTCTAACTGCATTCAGCACAGAGAGGGAAGTGGAATCATTACGCTGAGAGGACTTACTAATCAGTGTAAAGCAAGATTTTTCGTGGATTTTTCTGGCAATATCGCAATTCCAACAGGCGGTACTGTCGGAGCTATTTCTCTGGCTATTGCAATCTCTGGCGAACCTGTATTATCTTCACAGATGATTTCCACACCGGCAGCAGTAGACCAGTATAATAATGTGTCCTCTGGCATTTATATTGATGTACCTCGTGGATGTTGCGTTAACATCGCAGTAGAGAATACAAGCGATCAGGCTGTTTCTGTTGCAAATGCAAACATTGTTGTGACCAGAGAAGCGTAGGAGGTGTGATTATGAGAGATATTAAAGACTTATGCGCAAGAATTGAAGATGAACTTTCCAAAATCGCTGACAATGGACTGACCACCGGAAATCTGGAAATGACATATAAACTGATTGATATGTACAAAGATATCAAGAATACTCAGTACTGGGATAAGAAAGTAGAGTACTACAACACTGTCCTTGATGAGATGCGTGGTGGCTACAATGACGATTACAGCGAGCGCGGAAGAAAACGCGACAGTATGGGGAGATACAGCGCAAATGATGGCAGAATGATGCCGGATTACGACAGGGGCAATTCTTATGCCAGACGTGGTGAACATTATGTCAGAGGGCATTACAGTCGCTCTGATGGGCGAGACGCTTACGATGACTATATGACGCAGAAGCAAAGCTATCGTTCCGGCAAGTCTGAAGACTGCAAGAGGAAGATGCTTGCCGCTCTGGAAGAACATCTGGACGAACTCACAACAGAAATGAGCGATATGTCCAAGGATGCAGAGTGCCGGGAGGAACGCGATCTTGTCAAGAGATATGTAGAAAAACTTCGGGATATGCTTTAAAAACGCAAAAAGTGGTAGAGAGGTAGCTAAAAGAAATCTGTTATAATGTAATTGTGCAGCAGGAAGCACAACGGTTGTTTTAACATTTTCGTTTTATCCTCCTTTCTTAAAGTAGCTGGTACACACGCTTTGATGGAAAGTTAAACAGGTTCGAATCCTGTCGTGTGTATTTGCCGTCTGGCACGCAAGATGGCATACCTCCTTGATTAAGGTTTTTTGTTATTCATGCTTTTCTTTAAAAAAAAGAATAAATATCCGAAACAACTCGTGGTAGGCATAACACGTTAAATACCTTGCTAACCCGGGAATCCGGGTTGTGTGGAATGTAGCTCAGTAGGAAGAGCGGAGATGCTGAATTCTTGACGTCAGAGGTTCAAGTCCTCTCATTCCATTACCCTGCCAGTGGTCTAACTGGCTTAATCCATTTACCTGCGGCGGCAGGTCAATAAACACGACCAGGAGGATATATATGCAGAAACTTATTGACACATTAAAATCGTATGGAATTGAAATCCCGGAAGATAAACAGGCAGATGTGAAGAAAGCACTCTCTGAGCATTATAAGAACGCAAAAGAAGTTGCGAAAACTCTGTCGAAAGTCGAGGGTGAACGTGATGACTGGAAAGAACGTGCTGAGACAGCAGAAGAGACCCTAAAAGGTTTTGACGGCATCGACCCGGCGAACATTCAGACAGAGCTTGCTGGATGGAAGAAAAAAGCGGAGGACGCAGAGAAAGAATTCAATGCGAAAATCTACGAAAGAGATTTTGACGATGCTCTTAAAACTGCATTGGAAAATGTTAATTTTTCATCTCCAGCAGCTAAAAGATCTGTTACTGCTGATATCAAATCAGCTGGTCTTAAGCTTAAGGACGGAAAGATTCTTGGACTTAATGATTTACTTGAACAGATGAAACAGGATGAACCTGATACATTTGTAGATGAATCTCAGCAACAGGCTCAGCAGAATCAGGCAAGATTCACCACTCACGTTGGGCAGCAGCAGACACCGGGAAGCATGACCAAAAAAGATATCGAAGCGATCAAAGACCCGTCTGAAAGACAGGCTGCAATTGCTCAGAATATCCAGTTATTCCAGTGATTTTTTACACCGACTATACGACAGAGTATAGCCGCTAACCCAATACCTTAATAGTTATGGGTAGAAAGGATTTTTTATATGGCAGCAAAAGCTAATCTTATTATGACTAATGATATTCAGGTAAAGGCACGTGAGATTGACTTTGTAACCAGATTCGAAAGAAACTGGCAGCACTTACGTGATATTCTGGGCATCATGAGACCTATCAAAAAACAGCCGGGTGCTGTACTCAAGTCAAAATACGCAGAGGGTACTTTGCAGAGCGGAAATGTTGGTGAGGGTGAGGAAATCCCTTACAGCAAGTTTACTGTAAAAGAAAAGACCTATGCGGAAATGACTATTGAAAAGTACGCAAAGGCTGTATCTATCGAAGCAATCAAGGATCACGGTTATGAGAACGCTGTTCAGATGACTGATGATGAATTCCTTTTCCAACTTCAGACTGACGTTACCGGCAGATTCTATGATTATCTGAAAACCGGTACGCTTACTTCCACAGAAACAACATTCCAGATGGCTCTGGCAATGGCTAAGGGTCGCGTAGAGAACAAATTTAAACAGATGCACAGAAATGTGACTGGCGTTGTTGGATTTGTGAATATTCTGGATGTATATGAATATCTCGGCGCGGCTGAGATTACTATTCAGAATCAGTTCGGTTTCCAGTATATGAAAGATTTCATGGGATTCAACACAATCTTCCTGTTATCTGACAGTGAGATTCCAAGAGGACAGGTTATTGCAACACCTGTTGAGAACATTGTTCTGTATTATGTAGACCCTAACGAATCTGACTTTGCGAGAGCGGGGCTTGTATACACTGTATCTGGCGAGACAAACCTGATCGGATTCCACACTCAGGGCAACTACCACACAGCGGTGTCCGAGGCGTTTGCGGTCATGGGTCTTACTCTTTTTGCAGAATACATTGACGCAATCGCAGTAATCACCATTGACGAAACACCAACGCTTGGCACTCTGACAGTAAATTCCGTGGCTGGAACAGCAAGTGGTGATACAAAAATCACTGTAAAACCGGCTAAGGAAAATACCAACAACGTATATAAATACAAAGTTGCAACAGACGCAGTAACTGTTGGATATGGACAGAACCTCAGAAACTGGAGCACTTGGGATGGAAAAGCCGATATCACAGCGGCAACCGGACAGAAGATTACAGTGGTTGAGTGCGATGGAACATACAAGGCACTGAACGCCGGAAGTGCAAGCGTAACAGCGAAATCATAAATGTAGGAGGTAACTGGCATGGCTTATGCAGATTATGATTTTTATACAACTTCATACTTCGGTTCGGTCGTGCCGGAAACCGACTTTTCACGCCTGGCGGAAAGAGCCAGTGATTTTGTGGACACAATGACGTTTGACAGGTTGGTGGACGGGCTGCCGGAAAATGAACGCTCACAGAAACGCATCAAAAAGGCAGTCTGCTCACTAGCTGAATTAATGTATCAGATTGAGCTTGCTGAAAAGAATGCTACCAATGCCGCTGTGAGCGGTACGTCAACTGCAATCGGGCCCGGTGGTAGCACGACAGGCGTTGTAACTTCTGTGTCATCCGGCAGTGAATCCATCTCTTACGCCACGCCACAGCAAAAAGCATCAGGTGCAAAGGAATGGAGTGCAGTGTATGCCGCTGCCGGAGATGTACAGAAAACGAATGACTTACTCTTAAAGACAGCTTTACCGCTTCTGATGGGAGTAAGGACGGATGAAGGGATACCGATTTTATATGCAGGATTTCAAGGTTGATATCTTAGGCTCTGAATGGAGCGTGAAGTTCGGGAACAAGAAACAATATCCGAGTCTGACAAATGCAGATGGCTATACTGATTTATCAACACGGGAAATTGTGGTTGATGACATGGAGACATCGCAGGGACAGATTGGAGTAAAAGCAGACCTTAAAAGTTATCAGAAGCAGGTTATTAGGCACGAAATCATCCACGCATTTCTGATGGAATCTGGACTTGATTCTAATTCAAATAGTGCTGACAGCTGGGCTACAAACGAAGAAATGGTTGACTGGTTTGCTATTCAGTCACCAAAAATTTTTAAAGTATTCAATGAACTTAAATTGATGTGAGGTGATAATAATGGACATTACAACATTAGGCTCATGTATAGCAATCGTTATGATTTGCTACATCGTAGGAATGGGCTGTAAGGCATCAAAAAGAATCTCTGATGAATGGATTCCGGTGATCATGGCGGTTACTGGCGGGATTCTCGGAGCAGTCGGAATGGGAATTATCCCGGATTTCCCGGCAACGGATTATATCACGGCGGTTGCAGTCGGTATGTTTAATGGATTGTCGGCCACTGGTGTAAATCAGGTTATTAAGCAGACAGTGCAGAAAGAATAATTAAGGAGAGGGTATCATGTACGAAAAAACTTTGACGATTTTCAATTATTATGAGAGTCCGACAACAGGAGATGCGTACTGGTATCCTCATGTTTTATCCGGTGTCGACCTCATTACGGACAGGGGGGCAATCCTTAAGAAGTACGGGCCAGACGTAACAGACAACGCACAGTTACACATCCATTATACTGTTCAGAATGGTGATAAAACCATTGCTGACAAGAATGGTAAGATTCTCCCATGGGTACCGCCTAAAGAGTGGAAACAGCAGATTAACAACGCTCTGGAAGACACTATCACATTCTCAGATGAATCGTTCTTCTGGGAGGGTGAGTGGACTGGTGGAACAGTCACTGAAAGTGATTACCGAAATGGATTCTATCAGTACATGAATGAGAATAAGGATAACGTGTTCAAGATTACCAGTGTAGGCGGTCCGTATACACTGATTCCGCATTTTGAAATTTTGGGTAAGTAATATGAGCAAAATTCATCATTTTAAAGGATTCTCTGTAGTCGATGGAGATATGAAAATCAAGCTGAATATGAGTCGTTTTTCAAGGCAGTACCAGGAAGCACAGTATTTGCTGGATGGAATGGTTATGGACAGTATGATTCCATTCATGCCAATGATCTCAGGAAATTTTATTAACCGTACAAGAGCAGAAAGTACATCTTTACAAGGCAGTGGAAAAGTATGTGCGGCGGCGGCTCCATACGGACGCTTTCTGTATGAGGGCAAAACTATGGTTGATGAATTAACCGGAAGCCCTTATGCAAGACATGGAGCAAAAAAAGTACTTGTTAGTCAGTTCTCTGGTCAGACAGCGGCAAAAGAGAATCTTGAATACACCAGACAGGCACATCCGCAGGCACAGGCAAAGTGGTTCGATGCCGCTAAGCGACAATACGGCAGTACATGGATTCGTAAAGTAAAAGCACAGGCAGGAGGTGGCAGACATGGCAGATAAGCCAATTGGCAAAGATGCAACCGGGTATGAGATTCTGACAGATGCTATGAAAGCACTTCTGAATCAGTACCCCGGATTATATCAGGGCGAAAGCATCAAGTTTGAAGAACTGAACAAAGATTCCGGAATTGCGTTCTCAGCAGACAACGGGGCGTTGGTCTATTCAGAAAAAGAAGATGTTTGTGGAACAATGCATCAGGTATGCCAGTACCCATTCTATGTGGTTTACCGCACAGCATCCGATAAGGAACGGCAGAAGTTATCTGTTCAGAAGTTTCTGGACAGTCTCGGTAAATGGATATGCCGAGAACCAGTTATCATAAATGGCTCTGAGACGCGTTTAAATGCGTTCCCTGAGCTTTCACAGGGGCGAGTGATAAAACGTATAACCCGTGATAATTCCTATGGCTTAGAGCCACAGGAGAGTGGTGTACAGGACTGGTTATTACCATTATCGGTGCGCTACGAAAATACTTATGAAGTAATATAACAAGTAACAACCGGCTATCAATTAGAGATAGCCGCTAACCTGCACAGCCTTTAAAAGTTATAGGCAGAAAGGACATTTCTATGCCAGTTACAGGAAAAATTGACCGTAAATATATGGCTCATTACGTTGATTCAGGTTCTCTTTGTGGAGGACTGACGCCGAAATATGAGCGTCTCGGAAAAGATCTGGAAGAGTACAATATCGACCTCAATCCAGATACTGAAACATCTAAAAACATTCTCGGAGAATCCACATTTAAGCACAATGGCTACGAAGCTTCTTCTGACGCTGATCCGTTCTATGCAGATACTACATCAGATCTGTTCGAAAAGCTTCAGCAGATCGTTGACGAACGTCTTAAAGACGATAATTTGAAAACAAGTGCAGTTGAAGTACACCTCTGGAAAGAAGCAACGGCCGGTAAATACGAAGCATACAAGCAGGATTGCCATGTTGTGCCGACATCCTATGGCGGTGATACATCCGGCTATCAGATTCCGTTCACAGTTAATTACGTTGGAGAGCGCGTCAAAGGTAAATTTGACATTACTTCCGGCTCATTCACAGCTGACAGCGAATAATTTTTTAGGAGGGCGTAGAAAATGGCAAAGACAATTGACACAAACATTGATGACGGATTTCTTCTTTTTACATTCACAAATAATCAGGGAGAAATCTTTTCTTCCTTTAAGCTGAACCCGACCGACATTAATGTTGCAGCAAGAGCAGAGGAAATCGAACCATTTTTTGAACAGATACAGGACAGCATTCAGAAGGTCACATCAAGTAAAGAAATGGCGGATCTGAACAATCAGATTGAAGATAAAATGAACTATCTGTTAGGGTATGAAGCTTCAATGGATTTATTCAAGGAACCAATTACTGCAACAACTGTATTCCCGAACGGTCAGGTTTTTGCATATATCGTGCTTGATAAAATTTCAGAAGCAATTGCACCGGAAATTGAAAAAAGAAAGAAGAAAATGCAGGCTACTGTTGATAAGTATACGGAGAAATACACAAAATGACCGCTTACGAGTTACCCACCTCACTAAATATCAGTGGGGTGGATTTTTCTATCAGAACAGATTTTCGTGCGATTATTGATATTCTGATTGCACAGAACGACCCGAACCTAAACGAATATGGAAAAGTGGAAGTGATGTTGAAAATTCTCTATGAGAATTGGCAGGATATTCCACCAGAACATTTGGAAGAAGCTTGTAAAAAAGCTTGTGAATTTATCGACTGCGGGCAAAAAGACGAGAATCCGAACAAGCCTAAGCCCCGTTTAATTGACTGGGAACAAGACGGGGAAATGATTATTCCGGCGGTAAACAAGGTAATTCATAGCGAAGTTAGAGCGGTACCTTATATGCATTGGTGGACATTTTTTTCATATTTTATGGAAACAGGAGAATGCTTGCTTAATACAGTTATCGGGATTCGATCAAAAAAAGCTTTTGGCGAAAGATTAGATAAATGGGAAAAGAAATTCTACCATGATAACAAGAATCTTATTGATATAAAAACGCGTCTCTCTGAAGAGGAACAGGCTTATAAAGATAAGCTTAACGAGATGCTTAACCTCAAATAGTTAGGAGGTGGACACATGGCTGCTGATGGCTCAGTCATTATTGATACCAGAATGGACACGTCTGGCGTACAGAACGGCGTGTCTGAAATAAAAAAGTCATTTAACGGCCTTGGAAGCGCTGTAAAAAAAATCGGTCTACTGATTGGCGGAGCGTTTGCTGTTGGTAAATTGGTACAGTTTGGAAAAGAGTGTGTAGAACTCGGCTCTGACCTCGCAGAAGTGCAGAACGTGGTCGATGTTACATTTACTACCATGTCTGATAAGGTTAATGAATTTGCGAAGAACGCAATGACAACTGCCGGTTTGTCAGAAACTATGACTAAACGGTATGTCGGTACGTTCGGAGCAATGTCTAAGTCGTTCGGTTTCTCTGAAGCACAGGCTTACGATATGTCAACGGCCTTGACGCAGCTAACTGGTGATGTAGCATCATTTTATAACATCAGTCAGGACTTGGCTTATATCAAGCTGAAATCAGTGTTTACTGGCGAAACGGAAACGCTCAAAGATCTCGGCGTGGTAATGACCCAGTCGGCACTAGACCAGTACGCACTGGCGAACGGTTATGGTAAAACCACATCCGCCATGACCGAGCAGGAGAAAGTGGCTCTTCGTCTGGCTTTTGTACAGAAACAGTTATCTGCCGCATCTGGTGACTTTATCCGTACTTCTGACAGCTGGGCGAACCAGGTTAGGGTGATGCAGCTGCAGATCCAGTCCCTGAAAGCTACAGTCGGACAAGGACTGATTAACATCTTCACTCCGGTCATAAAAGTGATAAATATCTTATTGGCAAAACTTGCCACGGTTGCAAATGCCTTTAAGTCCTTTACGGAACTGATAACCGGGAACAAATCATCCGGGCAGACGGGAGCCAGTGGAGCGGGACTTGCTGGAACAGACCTGTCAGCCACAGAAGATGCTTATGCCAGTGCTGCGGATGGAGCTGATAGTCTGGCTGATGCTACGCAGAATGTAACAGATTCCACGAAGGACAGTACAAGCGCGTTAAATAAGCAGACCAAGGCTCTAAAAAAGAATATTGCTCCGTTTGACGAATTAAAGGTTATTGGAAAAGAAGCGGCGGATGCGATATCTGGTGTGACAAAAACGCCTACCGTAAAGGCAGACAATATTAGCCTCGGAAATGTTGGACAGGTAGATTACGGAGGATTGGCAAAAGGAGAAAGCCAGATTGACAAACTCAGCAAATCCGCAAAGAAATTATCCGATATACTTAAGCAAATCTGGAAGCCTTTTCAGGAAGCTTGGAGCAGAGAGGGTAAGAATACTATTGATGCTGCAAGGTATATGTTTTCTAGTCTTGCTGAACTTGCAAAGAGTGTCGGAAAAAGTATTATGGAAGTCTGGACAAATGGAACAGGTACGGAAATGTTATCTACCATGCTTCGGATTTTTCAGAACATTTTCAAGATAATCGGAAATATTGCAAGTCAGTTATCTAAAGCATGGAATAAAAATAATGTTGGAACAAAAATTATTCAAAATTTAGCGAATGCTTTTCAGAAAGTTCTTGATTTTATTGAAAATATAACAAAAGCAACAGCGGACTGGGCCGGAAAACTTGATTTTTATCCGTTACTGGATTCTATTAAGAACCTCACAAAATCCTTTGCACCAATTATCGAAGCACTTGGAAATGTTCTTGAATGGATATATACCAACATTATTTTACCATCATTGAAGTGGTTGATTGAAACAGGCGTTCCTACACTTATTAATATTGTATCAGGGTTTTTAAACTTCCTCGGAGAACATCAGACGCTGGTCGAAGCGTTCGGAGCGGCACTTATAGGAATGTTTGCAACAGCGAAGATTATCCCATTGGTTACTACACTTATCAGTAATATCGGCAATATTGGACTTGCGTTGAAAGGCTTAATTGCCCTCATGACGGGTTCCGGTGGCATACTTGGCGGAATATCTGCAATAGCAACAGCGATCGGACCGGGCGGACTGATTATTGCTGCAATCGGTGCGGTAATAGCAGCGGGTGTTTTGCTTGTGAAAAATTGGGATTCTATAAAGGACTTTTTCGGAGGTATAGTTGATTACTTTGGTGAAAAAAGCAGAGCATTCATAGAAAAAGCCACAAATACAGCCAGTTCTTTAATAGAAAAAGTAAAAAATGCTGGTTCAATCTTGCTTACCTCAATAAAAGAAACAGCATCTAAGATTATATCTACTATTGGGAATATCTTGCAATATCTCATAACGATTTTCATAAATGGATGGAATGCAGGATGGTTAAAAGTCAAAGAAGTATTCAAAAATATATTTGACTCGTTAGTAAATATTGCAAAAGTCCCAATTAATGGCGTGATCGGCTTAATTAATGGAATGATTCGTGGAATTATCTCAGGGGTAAACACAGCTATTGGCGTATTGAATAGGATAAAGATTAAAGTTCCTGATTGGGTGCCGAAGATTGGAGGAAGTACCTGGGGATTTACAATTCCGACCATGACAGCGCCGCAGATTCCATACTTGGCAAAAGGTACAGTTGTGCCACGAAACGCCGGAGAGTTTGCAGCAATCCTCGGTGATAACAAGCGTGAGGCAGAGGTTGTATCTCCACTGTCGACGATGAAACAGGCAATGATGGAAGCTTTGAAAGAATCTGGAAATGGCGGTAGTGGTTCGCCTCAGTATATCGTATTGAATATTGACGGAAACGAATTCATCCGCTGGTTGAGAGATCAGAACGGACAATACAGGAACCGGACAGGCTTCGGAATCTTTGAAGGGTAGGTGAGTACATGAGCGAATTTAGTTCAGGGAATTTTCAAGGATGGCTATTAAAATTCGGGACTCAAGAATTTCCACATGAATTTATCAAAAGAGCAACATGGAAAAGCACACCGAATCAAAGACTTGAAAATGATTCGTGGACAGATATGAAAGGATATTTGCACAGGGACACACTCCCGCATTATCGCACAAAGATAGAATTTGAAACAGTTGACGATTTAACCCTAGAAGAAAAAATAAAAATTCAAAATGTAATGAATTCCTCAATTATCAATAAGCAAGAGCGTAAAGCAAATATCACCTACTGGAATGACGAAACAAATACATATACGAATGCAAAAGTATATGTTCCAGATATTGACTTTACAATCAATGAAATTGACAAAAAAAGAGGGATGGTCTTTTATTCAAGCATCAGAATCGCACTAATCGAATACTAACAACCAGGGCACATGGGTGTCACAGCTCATGTGCTCTTTTATTTTATAGACGGGAGGATGATTATGGCAGACACAGTATCTTTTGACAGTTTATTGAATACGACAACCGGGATGACTGCTATTGTTAACAACAAGAAGCACGACGATGATGTAGTTAGTGTCACGGGCGTTGACTGGTTTACCTATGCAGGAAAGACTGCCAGTACTATATATGTTTCTGGTAACAATTTTATCGGATTCGGGCAAAACGCCGAACAACTCAAAATCTGGCGCAGGGATGGCGCGGTTTATTATATTTACCGACAGGAAGGAACGCTTACGTCGGGAAAAAGATTCCTCAAAATCAGAGTAGAAGGATATGTGTATTATTCAAGCACATCTTCATCATATGCGCTGAAATACGAAGTATTCTTGATAGAAGGGCAGACATTATTTATCAATGTTGTCCAGAGACCTACAAGCAGTTCATACACTGGCACATCATCAATCACTGACGGTAAAACCACAACAAACCTAACTCTTTCCGTATCTTCTACGGTTCCGGTTTCGATTCTGGTAAAGAACGCAGGTGTATCACAGAAAGTCAGCTATGAGAAGTTTGTTGACAAATATGTTACTGGAATTACTGTGTCAAAAATGCCAGATAAGACCACATACTATCAGGGCGAATTATTTGACGCCACGGGTCTTGTGGTGTCTCAAACATACACTGACGGCACATCAGGAACAATAACAACTGGATTTGAAGTATCTGGATTCGACAGCAGTTCCGCAGGAACAAAAGTTATAACCGTTACTGCATTTGGCAAGACCACAACATTTGAGATTTCCGTCTCAGAAGTTTCTATTACCGCCATATCAGTAACGACTATGCCAAGCAAGGTAAATTATCACATAGGAAAAGAATTTGATTCTACAGGCATTGTGGTTACTGCGACGGCAAGTGATGGAAATACTATAGATGTCACAAAAGATTGTACATATTCTGGTTTTGATAGTAGTTCTCCAAAGCAATGTGAAATTACAGTTCATTACGGAAATTTCACTTGTACATTTGAAGTTACTATTATGCAACCAGAAAGAATCTCGGACATATTTTGTCAAGGCAAATATTATTTTGTCGGTGATGCATTAGATCTTAAGGTATCTTATATAACTGTAGAATACTCAGACGGCTCAGAGGAAGTGACAAGCGGATACACAATTGAAAATAAGGCGCTTTTGGAAGCCGGTGTAATTCCTATTAATGTAGAATATTTTGGCGTGGCAATTACGTCAAATGTCACAGTATACAGTTCTCTTTTGATACATATCGGTTCTCCGAATTACGAAGATGTGACAGCCGAATTCGACATTGATGCAAATACTTTAACCATATCTGGAACTGGAAAATTCACATATAGTTTATCTGATAGTTTAGAGAAATCCGACATTTCTATTCCTGACAGCTTATATAAAAGATGCACAAAAATGGTTTTTGGAGACGGAATCACTGGCATTAGGAGCGGATTTAGTTCCTCATTCAAAAAATTGGAAAGCATTGTTTTTTCAAACACGATCGCAGAAATCGAACGTGGAAATTTTTCAATTTTTTTAGGAACTAAACTTGAATTTCCATCATCGCTTAAAACGATTCTAGGAGGTGTGTTTCGCTCTTGTCCTAATCTAACAGAACTACTTTTTCATGATGGTTTACAAACAATTGAGGGCGGCACATTCGATGAGTGTCCAAAATTAAAAAACATTGTTTTTCCAACGTCGTTGACTTCGTTATCATCCGGTGCTTTTTCAGGGGCGACAATAGATAATGTTGAAATCGGAAATGCAGATTCCATATTCAATTCATCCGGTATTTTTATTCCAAATTGCAAGAATTTGATAATTCGCGGCGGAACCATTGACGGAACAAATGGAACGAAATTGCTTTCTGCGCTCGAAAATCTTACGCTAAAAAGCACGGTTAAATTTACCGGAACATCACATTTTACACCATGTTCTAGTACTTTAAAAACAGTTACCATTGAAGACGGAATAACAGTAATACCAACATCGTGTTTTGCGAACTGTGGGAAAATCACGGAAATTACTATTCCTGCAAGTGTTATAAACATTGGAGATAATGCGTTTTACAATACTTCACTTAAAAATCTGGTAATTCCTGACGGCGTTCAAACTATTGGCATTCAGGCGTTTCGCGGAACACAACTTACAAACGTGTCTATTCCTGCAAGCGTTACGGTCATTTGGGAAAATGCTTTTAACACGCCTGTTACAACAAATATCACACTGAACAAAAAAACAAATGAAATCTCTGGTTCACCGTGGGGAGCATCTGGCACAATCACATGGTTAATTCGGGCAACCAGACTTGAAGTTACTCATATGCCAACCAAAGCCAGATATTTCGTAGGCGAAACTTTTGACAGCGCAGGACTTGTAATTACTGCATACTACAACGATAATACGTCAGAACAAGTAACAGGATATACCTTATCAAGCCCGGATATGTCAGTATACGGAAATAAAACTGTAACGGTTACATTCGATGAAAAGACCGTAGATTTCAATATTCTTGTAGTAGACATTTCTGGAATCGAAGTAAAAACCATGCCTACTAAAGTCGAATATCAAAAAGGAGATGTATTCGACACAACTGGATTGTCAATCCTTGTTAAATACACTGATGGAACATCAGAAACAAAAACAACTGGATTTGAAGTATCTGGATTTGATAGTTCTTCTGTTGGCGAAAAAACAATCACAGTAACCTACAAAACACATACCGATACTTTTAAAGTGACCGTATATGACCTTTCAGGAATCCGAATTACAAGTTTCCCGTCAAAAGTTTACTACAAAATCGGAGAATTATTTGACCCGTCCGGGCTGACTGTCGCAGAAGTAAGACAGGATGGAACCGAGAAAGAAATCACAGATTATGATATTTCTGGCTTCGATAGTTCCACCGCAGGCCCTAAGACTATCACAGTTTCTTATAATGTCACAGTCAACGGAGTTTCCAAATTTGTTGGTTCTGACAGTTTTCAAATCAAAGTCACAAACGACGGGAAAAACCCATTTGATGATAGTTCAAGTGGCGGTTCTGGTGAAGTTGAAGAAGAAAAAACCGAACCAATCAATGTTACAGTACACTGGATTAACGGAGAATTTGCCGACCTTACAAATGAAAATATCGACCAGCATACGATTACTTTACAGGAGTCAATTTGCTCTGAACAGTATTTTATTTTCGGCGGCTGTGTCTGCAATCAGATAACGTTTCAGGCTCACCACGATCAGTTCAATGGCACTTCGGAAGAGTTTTATCCATCTGGAAAAATCGAAGTTTACATTGAAAGAAAAGGAACAAAAATTAAAATCTTTACAGGCGAAATCGACAGCGCAGAGCGGAAAGCAAATTCCCTGACACGTAATTTTATCGCATATGATTATCTGTATAAATTACGAAATACTGACATTGCTCGATGGTATAAAAACCAGACGACTGATAAGAAGAAAAAGCTTACTCAAAAGCAATTCAGGGATAAATTATTTGAGTTTTTAGGGCTTGAACAAGTCAGTACAAAACTGCACTGGGACGATACCTATGTCCCTGATACAAATAACTCAAACGAGATGAACGTAGTCAATATTTTGAAAGATTTATGCTTACAGAATGACCGTTTTGGATGGATGAACAGGGATGGTAAATTTGAGTATTTGAAGCTTCGCCAGAACAGTTATAGGTACGGGCAGACCACCGGTAATCAGAACATTTATAAATACTACAACAACGAAGAAGTACATCTCGATACATTCAAAAGTTTTACCGCAAAAGAGGGTAGAATTTGGTTCCCAAATGTTATATTTTGTGACCCTGACCCGAATAGAGCCTTTGGTTTTACGCAAGGTGACTACACAGCGCAGGAAGCATACAATAACAACGTTTATTACAACAGAAATAGCTTCTTCGTAGGAAATGAAGACTGGCTAAATTACGTTTGGGATGCAGACGAATATGGTGGTATTTCAAGGGCTAAACCAATTATGAAGATTTGCTATGGTGTATTCGTAAATCAAGATTTGCGGAAATTTTATCGTGCTCAGGGATATACTGCCGAGGTTCAGGGAAATCCACTGAATATGGTCGGACAGGCAGTCGAACTCTACTATAAGAAGCAGATTCAGCACGACGATCAGGAACCTACAGAACTGCAATGGTACGTCCATTCATACATCATGAGCAGGACGCTCAAAATCGGCGCTACAGACATGATTGACACCTATTCTGCTAATAATGCACCGTTTAATAGTAACAGTCAGCAGTTAGGAAAATATACTCCTGAAATATCCGGAACAGTCAATCTTACACGCTCTGAAATGCCGACAATCAGCTATGCAGAGTTTACAGATGGTTCGGATTCTGAATTTTCTCCGGCAACGATTGATGATTTTACAGACGGCTCTGGTGGTTCTGGCAGTACTTCTGAACAATTAAAAAAAGCACAATTAAGATGTGTAAAACGAATAAAGAAAGCCGATTATGATGCTCTGGTAGCCGCAGGAACCGACCGGGCAGATACACTTTATTTCACATTCGAGGAGGGTTGATTGGATGATATATAAGGCGTTTTTAAACAGACAGGAAATCACTGGATTTCCTGTCAAAGGTAAGGAAACAAAAGAAATATGGGGCGGGAATACGTTATTGTGGAGAAAAGAAAAACGAGAAACGCTTACAGTTTCTGGGGTTCATGTTTATTCCTTGATTTTTACCAACGGGAGTCAAACTTTTGCAAAAATAATGTTTTCTGACGCAAACGGAAATGCAAAAGATGCAATTGCATCTTTTAGTACTGAGAAACCATGTTTCACACCTTTATATATTCTTGATAAGCCATCTTACGGAGAAAGATATTTACACACTGAACGCTTTTCAGCGGAAGAAAATGGTTATATGTGTGTCACTGAAACTACAGCATACACAAATGAAGATAGAAGTCATGAACTTTCGCTGCATATTACTATAAGAGGATTTAAGAGCGGATCAAATTTTGTGAGTCCTACATGTGTAATCAACGCAGGAGAAAACGAATACTATAGTCACACTAAAATAGTGTGGCAAAATCATGGATATATTTACTATTATACATCGCGTTATACAGGAGAAACAAGGCAATGGCATCAAGTTATATTTAAGATTGATTTTAATGGTACAATCGTAGAAAAATACGAAACAAGTAGTAGCAATCTCAGTAAAATTCTTAATATATACGCTTCATACTCAACAATATATAGCGGCTCAAGAGCATTTTTGATACCTATGTCTCAAATTTACAATATATGCGAATTAAAAAGCAATATATTTGCTCCCGAAAAAGTTTCTGCTCCCGGTGAATATGTCGGAAGAACTAATCAAAAGCATATATTTATAGATTTCTGGAGTACTGACAAAAAAACTTGCAATATATATAAATTCGTAAATGGGGAATTTGTGAAAATAAGAGAAACAGAGACAAATTTAAGACGCCTGTTTACAACTGTGTATAATAACCATTTGATTTATTATACATTACGTGAAAACGGGATTCAGGTGTTAGACCTCGGAGACCTTGAAACAGGTACCGATAGCGACGTAAAAGAGATAAGCGATATCTTACCCGCATCATCATCAATGGGAGCAGAACTTACATTTGCACAGAATGGATATTTATATATATTGTATCGTAATGGAGCTGAAACCGCTAATAACATTTATCTAAAAACTCACCGTATGTTTGTGATTCCGTTATGATTTCGATTTTGATACATAAAGTAATCTTATTAAATAAGAACCCCAAAACCGCAAATAAGAGCGCATTTTTCTGTAAAATCAAAATAAGCCCTTATTCGCTCAAAAACCATCAAAATCCAAGCCCTGACCGTACTATTAGTTGATTGGTACAGAGCTATAAATCGTCTACGTGATATAATTAAAATAGACAGTCTCAGAATGTAAAGTTCATTCAGAAAGGAGTAACTATGGCAGATAATCCGATAACAAGAAAAGAGAAATATCTTGCTAAATTAACTGGGAGTTATGCCGGAAATGTCCCAGATCCAATTACACGGGTAGAGAAATATTTATACGATTTATGTCAAAAAGGCGTTAGTGGACTGACTCCAGAAGAGATAGAAAATGCAGTAAATAAATATCTCAAAGAGAACCCCGTGCAACCCGGAGCCACCACAGAGCAGGCCGCACAGATCGAGCAGAACAAGGTGGATATTGCTTCACTGAAAACGGAAACTAGTTCACTAAAGGAAGATTTAGGTGCTATTTGGGTTGATAAAACTGTAAATATTGAATCGGATGCTAAAACATATTTTTTCAAATTTGATGTAAAATCTGGTGAAACGTTTATTATTCAGAACAATACGAATGGATGGGCTAATATCTCTACTAAAGAACAGCCATTGACAAGTGCTCCAGATGTGCAGCTATTGGCAAATATGAAACCTAATAGCACTATAGAGGTTGTTATTTCTGATAGCGCACCTTATATACGTTTTTACTCATCGAAAGCTGGTATGATTTACTTAACAAAGAAAAATACGATTGTGGAACGAATTCAAACAGACGTAAATAAATTAAAAGAACAGAAAACATTTATTTGTGCAAAAGATGGCAGTGGAGATTTCGCAAAGATTGTAGATGCTGTAAATTATATCAATGATAACAGTGTCATGGATGCTACTTTATATATCCGTGATGGAATATGGGATATTTGTTCTGAATATGGTACTGAAATAGAAACCATGAATAGCAAAAAACGTGGTTTATATCTCAAAAATAGAATCCATATAATTTGTTCTTCGAGGGCTGTAATCACAGGAAAATATACGGGAACAAATGATACGGTGAGAGAATGGTTTTCAGTTTTTAATGCGGGTGAAAACGGTTTTATCCTTGAAAATGCAAAAATTGAAACTGATAACGTTCGTTACTGTGTACACGATGAGAGAGATGCTGATTCCGATTCTTACAAAAATCAATATATAAATTGTGACATGACACACACTAATGGTTTTTATGTTCAGTGTATTGGCGGTGGACTTGGGCTTAACGGGCATATTATTATTGACGGGTGCAAATTTAAAGGGAAAGTGTTTGACAGTCGAGATACTCCTCTTGTGTCATATCACAATTCTGCTGATGGAGCATGGGACAACACGGAATCGAAAGGAGCAAAGTCATTCATTGACATTAAGGGTTGTTATTTGGCTGATAAAGGCACATTTAACTTTATCAATTTTGGAAAATCTAATAAGCTAACTACCGTTCTCTTACACGATAATTCTATTGGCGGATCTATTCAAATATCGAATGGCTCAAAATTTTATCAGCAGAATATCGAAATACTTGAGTGGGGGAATGTAAATAGAAATGCTAATTAACTAAAGAGGGCTTTAGTTAATCTTTGTCGAACAAAAAATGTCTAAAATAGAATAAAAAAAATACCCTTTTACGGGGCACTGTTTAACCTTATCCGGCAGGCAATCACCTGTCGGATTTTTAAATTGGTACAGAGATGCCTTAACGCTAAATGCTATAATCAGAATTAGGTAAGAATCTTTGCGAGAGGAGTGGGCAACATGACAACTGAACAAAAGAACGTCCTGAGAAAGATTATTTATGCGGTCGAAACCGGCGGGCAGGTTTACGGACAGCAGGATTATTCGGACTTCACAGAAGCTTACACCAATTCTTCTGAAGAACATGCAATTACAATCGGGGCAGGACAGTGGTACGCAACCGAAGCACAAACACTTTTGAAACGGATTCATGATGCAGATACGGCACAATGGGACAGATTGGATAATATCGGGTTATGGGAACAGGTGCAGGAAGCAGACTGGTCTTGTTTTAACATTTCAAGAAACAGCCAGTTCGCCAATTTAATCGTTCAGCTTATATCGTCCAAAATTGGCGTTAAATGTCAAGATAGTCTTATGGATGAACAATTAGCCGCCTATGCAGATGAAGCCTTCAAAAGTGGCGTTACGGACGCTAGAGGACAAGCTATGTGCGTGAACTTTAGACACCAAGGCGGACAGGGAGCAGTAACAAGAATTTTGGCAAAGACCCAGAAACCATATACACTCGATAATCTCTATGCAGCCTGCCAGACGGACACAGGGAACCAAGTCGGGGTATATAAGAGCAGACAGAGATTTGTTTATAACGCGTTAAAAAAATATTTCCCAGAGGAGGAGCAAGACAATATGAGAAAGACAGAAAAAGCAACAAAACAAATGGAATCATGGGCACAGGACAGCTCTCATGGGTACGATCAGGATTATCGCTGGGGAGAAAAAGGAGATTTCGACTGTTCTTCTGCCGTGATTCAGGCGTGGCAGAACGCCGGAGTTCCGGTCAAAGCAAAAGGAGCCACCTATACTGGTGATATGAGAACTGTATTTCTTTCATGCGGGTTCAAAGACGTGACCAGCAAAGTTAATCGTTCAACTGGTTCTGGACTTTTAAGAGGAGATGTGCTACTTAATGAGACGCACCATGTTGCAATGTACTGTGGAAATGGAAAAGAAGTAGAAGCATCTATAAACGAAAAAGGTACCGCTCATGGTGGACAGCCGGGAGACCAGACAGGAAAAGAGTTCCTGATTAGAAGCTACAGAAATTACCCGTGGGATTGCGTTTTGCGATATTCCGAAAATGGTGCGGCGGCAAATGACACTGTTACGAAAAAGCAAAATACAGTTGCCTATGTAGCCCGAATGAAAAAAGACAGCAAATGTTATACAAAATCAAACAAAAATAGCCCATCTAAACTGTTTCCAAAGCTGAAAAAAGGTGCAGTTGTAGAGGTAATGAAATACACCGAAACAGACAGTTCCGGGCTGAAATGGTACTTCGTCAGAATCCCGTACCCGAATGATGATGGGTTCGTATTTGAGTTTGTCCCGAAGGGCGTATTTACCAGAATTTCAGAAATTCATAAATAAAAACTCCCGGGGATAACGCCCCGGGAATCATGCTTCTTATAACATATTGTATCATTTCGTTTTGTAAATCCTATTAGTTCGTTGGACACACGTTAGTCACAAACAAAAAAATCATTTCCTAATTAAATATCCTCTAAAGTACTGTATTTAAAGGACTTTCTGACATTTGCATAGTTCTAATTAATATCCTGATTGAATACAATTAGAATAATGAAAATGAAATGAGTGAATTCCTTGCAAAATCGCTGAGAATGTTGATTTTACAAGGGTTTCACGCGTTTTTATGTTCTGAATTGTGATGAATAAAATTGATAAAATAAGATTCCGTTAGTCACAGTTAGTCACAAATGGGACTTTTATTTTCTCAATCTCTGTGCGGAGTTCTTCCAATGTCCTGTGTCCATATACCGCGTTTGTAACATCTCCACCAAAAGAGTGACCCAGCATTCGCTTCCGGTCGTTCTCCCGGACGCCGTATTTTTCACATAACATAGAAAAAGTATGCCGGCAGTCATGCGGAGTGTGTTTCGGATCGCCAACAATCCCAAGACGTTCGAGTGTAGGATAGAACAACGCTTTTCTGTGATGCTGCTGAGTATACACGCATAATTTTCCATCTTGTGTCAGCACTTTCTGTTCGACAAAATGGTATATAGCGGGATGTATCGGGACAATTCTGTTTTTACCGGCTTTTGTTTTGATGCCGCCTTGAAAGTATCCTTCTTCTAAGTTGGTTGTAAGTTTTAACACTTCACCGATTCTCCAGCCGGAGTAACACATAATAAGAATGAGCTGTACTTCTTGATTGTCGGTATTATTCCACAGCACTTGCATTTCCTGATCAGAAAAGGGCGTTCCATGTTCGGTGTCATTATCAGCATTGACATGGACATATAACGCCTTGTTTTCCGTTACAATTTCTGAGTAAACGGCATATTTATACATCTGCTTGAACAGTGTAAGAATTGCCATAAGACTCTGACGCTTTAACGGGCAGTCATCAATTACCTTTTGCAGATCAGGCGCTTTTAAATCCTCAAAGATACGATTGTACAGAGTCGTGCAGTTCGAGTAAGCGGTCTGGTAAGCTATCTTTGAACTATAAGAAAGTTTTGAACCCTCTGAAAACTTCCATGCGTAAAACTTCTCATATACCTCTGAAAACGTCAATTTCTTGATTTCCGGGTGTTTATCCTCTACGCCCTTGATTGTATTGTAGTCAGCAATTAAACGAGTAATAAGGGTATCTACGTCCGTTGTAGGTGATATCTCAAGGTCTCGTTCCATCCCTGGCTGATATGTTCCTGCCTTGTATGCGGTCAGTACAGTAAATCCTTTAATCCAGTCGTCTACATAGCAGATTGCAGGCGGTCGGACGGGCTTTCCGGTCTTTTCATCCAGCACTGCCGGAGGATGGACCGCAAACGGATTTCTGCGATTGCCGCCCAGGTACCGTATTGTTCCGAAACTGTTGGGGAGCTTCGGGTATTTCTTTCTTTTCTTCGCCATTTTTATTCCCTCTTTCTGTAGCTGTATTTAGGTATAAAAATAACAGCCGAACAAACTTTCTGACTTGCCCGACTGCTCCGAAGATGATACAATATGTTTTGCCAGAATATTACATTTCTTCGGAGATGTATAAATGCCACCTCGGTACGCCAATGCCGGGGTGGTTTTATTTATTCTATTTCTTCAATGTCAAATGAATATCCAAGAACTTCACCTACGTCTGTACATTTTCCTTTCAAAGTCACCATGTCACCCATTTTCATAGATGTAACTTTTGACTCTTGCTCATCATTTTTAATGTAACATTGTACGCCAATGATTTCAAAATCACCATCTGCCATGAGGTCAATGTAGTCTCCAGAAGCGTCAATATTTCCAAGCTTTCCAGTGATTTCTAAATACTGGTCTTTGTATTGCTTTGATGCTCCAAGCGGGTTATCGTTCAAAGCAGACATCATATCGTTTACAGATACAGAGGTATAGCTTACTGGTGTAGGTGTTGCTACTTCTTTGGATTCTGTTTTTGCAGTAGAAGTGGTTGTGGTTTTTGTGTCAGAACTTCCGCCAGAAGCCGCACCCACAGCTCCGATAACAACGACTGCCAGAACTACCCATTTCAGCTTGCCGCCCTGTTTCTTTCTACAATGAGGACATATCTTTGCTCCTGCCGGGATCTCCATTTTACAGTGCTTGCAGATTTTTGTCTTTTCATTACTCATACATTTTTTCCTCCTGTTACGCTTTACACATACTCTTTAAATCATGCCATTTTTGATGATTTTTACATTTTTCTTGCTGATTTTGAAGTGTCATGCAAAAGTACGCTTTTATGTGGTATTATTATTTTATCGCAGATAGCATGATTTGTAAAGGATAAGAGTGATTCGTTATGAAAAATAATTGTTTTAAGATATTTGCATTCTTCCTAATTATATTTAAGATATTTTGCACGATACATATTCCGCTAAAGATTGTCCCGAACAATCACAATGATGTGCAGATCACCAGTGCCGCATATCAGGAGAAGTCTGCGCCGAACCATAATCTGAGGGAAGTCCACAGAAAAGTTTGTGATCTCGCATTTTTCTTCTGTGAAAGCATAATTTCCTTTGAGATTGCAAAGTTCGTGTATGAAATAACGAAAGTTCATGTATATCATTGGCAGTTGCCAAGAGTCGGAATAGGTGGTATAATAGCAAAAGCGAACTAATGTTCGGTTCTATTTCCCACAGCCGGACATATACTGTAGTGTAAGCGGTAGTTGCGACAGGGAGGGCTATTTATGGATTATAAGAAAGAGATTATTGAGATGGTTGAAAAATGTGATAATGAGGGCAAGTTAAAATTTGTCTATACGATTCTTATCAAATATCTAAAATCAAAGAAGCAAGGGGATTAACCCTTGCTCTTTTTGTTTAACGATGAAACTATTTGTTTTATTGCTTTCTTATCTTCTTTATCGAGTGCTTTATATTCCTCGATAAAGTCTAAGATGTCAGGTTCTGACATAAGATTTCCAATTATGGTTGCATAATCGTCATCGCTTTTAGAACCCATGAGGTATGT